GCATGGAGGTGAGATGCATGATATCTTATCTCGCAATCAATTAGCAGAATGGAGACATTTTGAGTGTACATTAGACCGATGCAATGAGGAGTTAGATCTGGTAAACGACTATTTCCACTGCTTGATTGAATGCGATGATGACCAGGCAACATGTAAACGCATTTGTCGTAAAATTCTTAGTTAGTACTACAATAAATTATAGAGGGGATTGATCACCCCTCTTTTTTATGGTATAATTATAAGGAGAGTCTGGATCAACATGGACAAAGAAAGACTAAAACTCATTGTAAAAAATCTTGAACTTCTTGTAGAGTCTCTAAAATCGGAAGTTTATTCGGACAAAGATTCGTATACTAAAAAGTGTATTGAAGATACTGGAGTATATAAATCAGTTTTTGAAGACGATGATGGTTATCCCTACTAATGAGCAGAACAAAGGAACTTGTAAAGTTGCTTGAAAGACTTATCAAGCAAGATCATCTTTATAGTGATGATCATATTAGAGAAATGAAAGCACAACTTCGTGCTATTAAAGAACAAATTGCAGATTTGGAAAAACAAAATTCAAAAGGATTTGGTAAATGAATGTACGATTGATTAGTGTGACTCCCGATGCGGAGAAAACAATGGGTTATGTTGCTCGTGTGAGCAATCCATCTAACCAGGAGAATCCTAAGGTTGCAGGACTTCTCAAGTATTGTGTGAATCACCAACACTGGTCTGTCTTTGAGCAGGCATTTATGACACTTGAAATTGAGACTACCAGAGGTCTGGCAGCTCAAATTCTTCGGCATCGCTCGTTTACATATCAAGAATTCTCGCAACGCTACGCTGACTCTTCTCTGTTAGGGGACACAATTCCTCTTCCAGAACTCCGTCGGCAAGATACCAAGAATCGTCAAAATTCTATTGATGATGTTGATCCCTTTATTGTACAAAAATATGAGATGTTGATGCAAGATCACTTTAAAGATGCAATGGACTTGTATCAAAAAATGCTTGATGAGGGAATTGCAAAGGAATGTGCTCGTTTTGTGCTTCCCCTCGCCACGCCCACCAGACTCTATATGTCAGGTTCATGTAGGTCATGGATCCATTATATCGCACTCCGAGAAAAATCAGGAACTCAAAAAGAACATATGGATATTGCTAAAGAATGTAAAAAAATCTTTGCCGAGCAATTTCCTATCTGTACAGAAGCACTTGGGGGAGTAGAAAATCAATGGGTTCTGTAATGTATCCATATTATGAAAATATCTTCTCATTTAAACAATAAATAACTTCATATCATTAGGAGGTGATAGTTTTGGCAACATATCCTGTAGTCCATAAAGAAACTGGTGAACAGAAAGAGGTGGTTTTAAGTGTTCACGAGTGGGATCAATGGAAAGAAGACAATCCTAATTGGCAAAGAGATTGGTCTGATCCTTCAACATGTCCTCAACCAGGAGAAGTTGGAGAGTGGAGAGACAAACTAGTATCGAAAAATCCTGGTTGGAATGATGTTTTAGCAAAAGTTTCAAAACAACCCGGAGCAAATAATCTAAAGATCTAAAACGACCCTATGACAAGAAAGAAAAGAAACAATGACCTCCAACCCATTGGAGTTGGATTGACGACCAAGCAAATGAAAAGAAAGAAACCTGTAAATAGTGATTTTTTAGTAGACATTGAACCACTTACAGATAATCAAAGGCAACTATTTGATTCATATAAAAAAGAGAAGCATTTAATTGCATATGGATGTGCAGGAACGGGTAAAACTTTCATTACTCTTTATAATGCATTAAGGGACGTTCTTGATGAAAGGACACCATATGAAAAAGTTTATATGGTTCGTTCCTTAGTTTCTACCAGAGAAATTGGTTTTTTACCTGGCGACCACGATGATAAATCTGCACTCTATCAGATTCCTTATAAGAACATGGTAAAGTACATGTTCCAAATGGCAACTGATGCAGACTTTGAGATGTTGTATGGAAATCTTAAAGCACAGGAAACCATTAAGTTTTGGTCAACTTCTTTCCTTCGTGGAACAACTCTTGATAATGCAATCATCATTGTTGATGAATTTCAGAACTTGAATTTTCACGAACTTGATAGTATAATTACAAGAGTTGGTGAAAATAGTAGAATTTGTTTTTGTGGTGATGCCACTCAATCAGATCTTACTAAAACCAATGAAAGAAATGGTATTGTAGACTTTATGAAAATTCTAAGAGCAATGCCATCCTTTGATATTATTGAATTTGGTGTTGAGGATATTGTCCGTTCTGGACTTGTCAAAGAATACATCGTTGCAAAAATGGAAGCAGGTATGTAATGTTCAATCATGTTGATTTGAGTCTCCCTTCTCTTCAAAGGGAGACTATTGACGGGGTTCGATTCTATAAAGTTCCCAATGAAGAAGAACTTCTCCGACTGGTCTCCATTACTTCGGTGACCAGTCATTTTAATAAGGAGATTTTTGTTAAATGGCGTAAAAAAGTAGGAGACGAGGAAGCAGATCGTATTACCAAAGCAGCAACTGGTCGTGGTACCGATATGCATACATTGGTTGAGAATTATCTTTTTAATATTCCAGAACTCCCAAAAGTTCGTCCTATTTCAGAATTTCTATTTAAAATTTGCAGACCAGAACTGGATAATATAAATAATATTCATGCCTTAGAAAGTTCCCTATATAGTAAAGTCTTGGGCATTGCTGGAACAGTTGATTGTATTGCTGAATATAATAACGAGTTAGCAATTATAGATTTTAAAACATCTAAGAAACCAAAACCACGAGAGTGGATCGATCACTATTTTGTGCAATGTGCTGCATATGCTTGTATGTTGTATGAATTGACTGATATCCCAGTCAAAAAATTTGTAATTATTATGGCCTGCGAAAATGGAGAATGCGTCGTCTATGAAGAACGAGACAAATCAAAGTACATCAAACTGCTCAGCAAATATATTAGAAAATTTGTTGCAGATAAACTGGAATTCTATGAAAACAAATAACGAATTAGAAAAAGCAATAGAAAATAAATTTCTGACTCCTTCTAAGTTTGCACTAGAAATTGAAAAAATTGTTGCTGAAGAAAATATCAATTACATTGATGCCATCTGTCAGTATTGTGAAATTAATGGTGTTGAGGTAGAATCAGTAACGAAATTAATTTCCAAACCTCTTAAAGAAAAATTAAAGTGGGACGCTACAAGACTCAATTTTATGAAGAAGACCTCCCGCGCTCGTTTGCCTCTTTAATCATAACTAAATACTAGTGCTTGTCTGTCGTTATTCAAGCAGAATGGGGTCTTTATGACCCTTTTCTTGTATAAATACTTATAACGACAGTCAAAGCAGAAATGTATTACGTTTATCTCTGGTTAAGAGAGGATAGGACTCCCTATTATGTGGGTAAGGGCAAAGAATATAGAGCATATGTTAGGCACTTAATTGGCAACCCGCCACCTAGAGATAGAATAGTAATCGTTGAGACCTTTGACGATGAAGAAGAGAGCTATAAGTATGAAGAGTATCTTATAGAAGTCTATGGTAGAAAGTGTGAAGGCGGTATTCTACTCAATACGAGTGTCGGTGGGCGAAAAAGAAATAGTCGGTATAGAGAAACTGAAGAAGAGTTTAAAGAAAGAAGAAAAGATATTGTTAAAAAATATCAACAATCTGAAAAGGGCAGAGAAACTTATAATAGATGGGTCGCTGAAAACAAAGAGCGGGTCAAAGAAATAAAGAAAAAGTATAGAGATAAAAATAAAGAAAAAATAAACGAGAACGCGAGGAACTCTGAACGCAAGAAGGCGGCAGATAAGATTTATAGGGAGAATAACAAAGAGCATATCGCAGAAACACAAAGAGCGTATCAACAAGAGAATAAAGAAAAGTTGAGAAAATATCACAGGGAATATTACCATAGAAGAAAAAAACTTGCCGCCGAACCTAAAGACTGATATAATACATACAGTTGAAATGTGAAAGTTGAAGGTGACCCCGTATCAAGTTTATACAGAGTATCTCGCATTAAAATCGCATTTTACAAACCCAAAGTACGATTATTTCAAATACAATAAAAAGGTAAGGGCTTCTCTTCAATCTTTTTACAAAAGAAAAGACCGTTATTTCTTTGAGAAAATAAGTCGCAAGTATAAAGACGAAGAGATTGTTAATTTCTTGGTCGCAAACTTTGTAGAATCTACTAGTGTAAATCAAATATGGATTGGAGAAATTATCAATTCTGGAGAAAGAAATTATTACGATTGGATAAGACGCCAACAGAGTTTGACGTACTTATTCAAAGAGCAAAGCAACGAATTGTTATCGGAGAACGAGTTAGAGAGTTTATTCAACTGTATCAAAGGTCATCCAGTGATACTCAAAAAGTATCTAAGCGGGAGCATATCGCTAGAAACTTTCACAATCTTCGACAAAATATTCCATTTCTCAAAAAACTTTGATAAAAGATTGGATGATCCAGTGTGGGAAACCGTCAGTTTAAAAGTTAAAAAGTATACACCATTTCTAAATATTGATGTGTTCCAATACAAAAAAATATTAAGAGGAATTCTAAATGAGTGAATTTTTTAGTTCTGATCTGGTAAAAGATGAACTGGATCAAATTAATAAACTTCAGGAAGAAATTTGTGGAAGTTTTTTTACTTTCAGTTCATTGACTCATGAAGAAAAAATGGAGCACATTGATAAATTAAAACTTCTTCTTGAAAAACAGAAGATTATGTATACTCGCATGTCACTGTCTGATGATCCTCAGGCAATTGAAACTAAAGAAAGATTACAAAAATCTGCTGAAATGATGGGGTTCACTTCTTCAACAGACCTTAACACAGTCTTTGATACCATGAATGCGACCATCGAGTCTCTGATTTCATACCTTGACAAGGGGTATTGATCCTGTTATACTTATCCAGTACACAACCGTACATCCCCCGAATCCAATTAATCCGAGGAAATCCAAATGTCTTTTGCTGACCTTAAGAAGCAATCTAAACTAGGTTCTCTCACCGAAAAACTGGTGAAAGAAGTTGAAAAAATGAGTAACTCTAGCGGTTCTGTAGATGACCGTCAATGGAAACTAGAGTGTGATAAAGGTGGTAATGGTTATGCCGTTATTCGTTTTCTACCTGCACCCAATGGTGAAGACTTACCATTTGCAAAGGTCTACTCTCATGCCTTTCAAGGTTCTGGTGGTTGGTTAATTGATACCTGTCTGACCAGTTTGAATCAGAAATGTCCCATTTGTGAGTATAATTCTAGTCTCTGGAACAATGGAACTGATGCTGGCAAAGAGCAAGCACGTAAGCAAAAGCGTAAACTTACTTATATTTCCAACATTTATGTTGTGAAAGATCCGGCAAATCCTGAAAATGAAGGTAAAGTCTTCCTCTATAAGTTTGGTAAAAAGATCTTTGACAAACTGACTGCTGCTATGCAACCTGAGTTCGAAGATGAAGAAGCAATCGACCCCTTCGATTTCTGGCAAGGTGCCAACTTCAAACTAAAGGCAAAGAATGTTGCTGGTTATCGCAACTATGACTCTTCCGAGTTTGCACGTCCTTCTGCTCTTCTAGAAGATGATGATGCCATGGAAGCAATCTGGAAGAAAGAGTACTCTCTTGCAGAATTCCTTGATCCTAGTCAGTTCAAGTCCTATGATGAACTGAAGAAGCGTCTTGACTACACTCTTGGATTGAAGGGAACTCCTAAGTTCCAGGATCAGGAGACCATTGAGGAGGAAGAGAACTTCCGTCGCGATAATCGTGGTGAGTCTACCAACTTTGGTGCATCACCTGACTTCAATGCTCCAGACATCACTCATACTTCTACTACTGAAGAAGATGATGATGCAATGTCATACTTCGCACGACTTGCCGAAGAATGATGGATTGGGGAGGGAAACCTCCCCTTTTTATTGTATTGTGTTATATGTGTTTTCAGTTTGAATTGTTTTTTGATCAATATACTGAGATGATTCTCCATAGAACAATTCATTTTTAATATCTTTAAGCACCTGTTGTAAGTATTGTGGTTTTAGAATATAGATAAGAGATTTTTTATTGTTTATATCTGTTTCATATTCGAAGTTTGAAATTCCACTAACTGGATTTAAAGTTCCACCAGAAACATCTGGATTTGGTATGGTAAAATTGTTATTAACTTCTAGACCTTTTTCAAGAATTAGTCTTCCTTTTGAGTCTTTGACTTCTGTAGTTTCATAATGATGAATGTCATTTAGACTTGTTCCATAAACTCTATTGCAGTAATCATACAAATCTGCATTTGATAATGGCCACTCTGTCTTTAAATTTGTAATTCCCGAAGTTGTTATGACTATCCAATCATAATTTGAACTTCCATAAACTTGTTCCGCAACTATATCTGGTCTGGTTCCATCTTCGATTTCATATTTATAAAATAGCGTAAAAATATTTTGAAGATCATCTCTAATTTTTGCTCTTCTGAATATATTTTTTACTAAAATATATTCTCTAGATGATTCTTTGTCTGAAAGGAATGATTGGTATCTAACGTTTGGAAGTTCTTTAAAATAAGACATTAGTAACCGACTCCGTTATAATTTGGTAGTTCTTTCTCAATATTATCATAATCTTCTGCATATATTGGTGACAACTCTTGGAATTGTAGATTTAGAACCATGTGAACTGGTGTAGCATCATGATATGACGCATAAGTTCCTGATCCAGAATAATCGACACTCATATTTGTCAATGCACAAATCTTAAACAAATTTAAGAACGGGTGAACTTTATTGCCTTTCATGTATTTCAACTGGAACACATTTGGTGCTTCAATAAAGAAACCAGTAGATTTCTTATTTGGAAGCATTTGCTGTTTGAAGGTTCTAATAATATTTTTTATTGATTCAGATTCTGTTTGATTTCTAGGAATTAAGTCATATATAAAATTAAATCCACCTCTTAGTTGAACTCCATTGAATAGTAATTCAACGTTTGGATTGATAATGTTTCCAGTTGCCCTAGAAACTAAACTGTTTATATCTCCAGTTCCACCCGTTAGCACATTCATTCCAAGTGCTATTGCGGCAGTGGACATCGAAGTTCTGGTCTTTTGATCCGCCAATTCGTTTCCAAAACCTTCTATAAAACCTCCAACAGCATCTTGTAGGGATTTTCCTCCTGGTTGTGTAACAGAAGCAGCAGCTGAAGTAGCTGCTGCTAACATTGAATTAATACTATCATCTCCCCAACTTGCACCTTGACCGTCACTAATTGCCTTGGGTAGTGGCAATATTATCGTTTTTAGTAGTGTATTTGTTCCAGTTTTAAATGCATCATCTGTAGATCTTAAATCAAATCCAGGAGAATTTGCTGTAATTCCTGCTATTCCTGGTGCTTTGTACTTAAGTACATCAAATCGCATATAATCATCATCTGCACCAATTCTTTTAAATGGATATCTAAGAGGTGCTCCACCTCTATTTTCTGTTACTAGTGTTGGTGTTTTAGTATCAGATTGTTTTATTGCCATCTATCTTTAAAACTATTTAGAGTTAATTTTGGATAAATCTAGCATAGTTTATACTTCTAAGAGTATTGAACTCTTCGGTTGTCACTTCATAAAAACCATCTTGCACTTCTGGGAAAGTATACTGTCGTATTTTACCCCAATGATAATTAAAACCAAAAAACCCCTGCCCGTTTACATTGAAATCACCCATCATAATCAATGGATGGAGATCATATAAGATGTTTGGAGTTTTTGCCCTGTATATGTATGTATAATACTTTCCAGAGGATAATGTATTTGTCTTAGTATCTTCGAGTGCTTTTATAATTCTATACATCAACTCTCCAGGTCTTTCTATACCTATCAAGTCTCTTCTTATTGCCCTTATTCTATTTCTATCGGCAACTAATATATCATCAAACTTGCGATTTGGATTCGCTTTTTGATAGTCAGCATCATATGTTATTTCATAAATCAGTTGTGTCTTATTGAGACGACTGTAATTTGTGCTGGTATTTCCTACATCAGTTGCAAAGGTGACATAATATGTCCTAGCTATGTCACGCAGTTCTGATACAGTATATTCTTCTAAACTACCTTTTTCGTATCCTGTGAGTGCCATTACTTGATACCTTTGATAAATTTTCCACCTTGTTTAAGAATATAATATCTGGAAAGTCCCGTTTGATTTATTGCTTCGGTCATAGACTTATATATTTTATTATTATATTCTACCGATTTAGCAGCATAAAATTTATTTTTCATAAATTCACTATGTCTTTTATGCTTTTCTTTATCAGTTCTATTTCTTTCTGCCATTTTTTTTAAATTTTCTAGATAGTAAGATATTGGCCTTGGGTTGTTTTTTAATTTTTCTTTCCAAGTATTTGATAATTTTTGTTTTGTTTCTTCTGAAACTTTTCTTCCTTTTAATTTAATTTTATTTGCAGCACCTATTTTTTTTCTAATTTCTGGTCTTTTTGTTGGACTATTATCTCCATACATTTTAGGGGGAGCATTACCCCCATCAGCAATATTCATCAAAATACCAGTTCCATCGCATTTCTTACCAAACACATAAATCATATAAATTTCATGCTTAAATGCTTCTTCTTCTGTTATATTTTGTTTTAGTTTGATTATTTTACTTTTATCTTTTGGTGGATTGCAATTTTTACCCCTATGATCATATAATCTATTTCCTTTACCTTTTCCAATATAATATGGTATACCATCTTCATTTAAATAAGCATAGGTATAATAATTAGTCATCTTAAAATATTTAGTCTCTGTTATTATTTAGAATAAACAAAAAGTTCGTCTTCGGTGATGATTTTAAACTTCCATTGACGATCTTCACAGAACTCTTGGGCAACTTTCCACTTTGCTTGATTTCTTGCCCACTCCCTAACTTCATAAATGTAACCCTTAGTTTTTTTCTTCTGAACTTTGGGTTCAATAGTTTGCTTCTTTGGTTTTACTTCAATGATATACTTTTGAATCTGTCCATTGCTTTCGCGTACTTTGATATAAAAGTCTGGAAAGTATCTATGGATTCTATTGTCTATTGGTGAACGGTATGGAAGTGCTAGTTCTTCACTTCCCCATTCAAGAACATTTTCATTTATATCACAGTAAACCATGAATCGACGTTCCCATAATGATCTATAAACGATGTTTGTAGGATCACCTTTGTATTTTTTGGGATAGGATGGTTGATATTTTCCTCTGTATGCCATCTAAATACTTATATAATAAAAAGAGTCGTCATAGGTATTTAGAGTGCCATTTCCAATACAACCATATGCCGCAAAGACTTTATTTGGCAATCTTGCACAATCTTCACATTATGAAGTCAGATTTCAAGTCCCTGGTCCAGTAGTAAATTATTTGTTTAGAAAAGGCGTATCACCTTACTATTGTGTTCATGATTTTGGATTGTTGTGTTTTGCCACAACACTCCCAACTTCTGCTTATGCAACTGCAGAATTGACTCCACAGATTGGTATTCGTGAAAAAATTGCACATACCAGAATGTACAATAACATTACGATGGAGTTTTATGTTGACAATAGGTATGATACGATTAAAGTATTAGAACACTGGATGGATTTTATTTCCAGTGGGTCTGATAAACAAATTGGAAAACTTCATGATGACTACTATATCAGAATGCAGTACCCTGATGATTACAAATCTACTGAAACTAAGATTATAAAATTTGATAGAGATTATAGAAGAGATATTGAATATACATTCAGAGGAATGTTCCCACAATCAATAGCATCAATTCCTGTAAATTATGCTGGATCTGATGTACTTAAAGTTGCAGCAACTTTTGAGTATGATCGCTATATTACTGGAAGAGCATCTAGTCATAATCTCTATAAAGGAGATAATGAAAATAATGAACCAACTAAGAATTATGACACTCGATATGGACTTTTGAATAGACCTCTTGTATCAAATCAAAATGCATTGGATGCAGTGGTTGATCCTACAGGACAAACAGTTCTAAGTGCTGCAAATGCTACAATAGCATAACTAAATAAAAATATCTGCTAGTTTATCATGCCTTTACCGAAAGTATCTACTCCCACATATGAGTTGGAAATTCCATCATTAAAAAAGAAGATTAAGTACAGACCTTTTCTTGTAAAAGAAGAAAAAATCTTAATTATTGCAATGGAAAGTGAAGATCCAAAGCAAATTTCTAATGCAGTTAAAGATGTAATCTCAAATTGCATCATTACAAGAGGCATCAAGGTAGAACAACTTGCCACTTTTGATATTGAATATCTTTTTCTTAATATTAGAGGAAAGTCTGTAGGGGAAACTGCAGATGTTTTGATCACTTGTCCTGATGATGGAAAAACTCAAGTCCCTATGAGTATCAATTTAGATGATATTCGTGTTCAAGTAAATGAAGGACACAATAGAGACATTAAGTTGGACGATGAATTGACAGTAAGGATGAAATATCCTTCAGTTGGCGAGTTTATAAAAAACAATTTTAATCAAAATGATCCTGTATCAGTTGATGATACATTTGATATTATTTGTTCTTGTATTGATCAAATTTACACTGAAGAAGAGTCTTGGTCTTCTAAAGATTGTACTAAAAAAGAACTTAAAGAATTTGTTGAGCAACTTAGTTCTAAACAATTTAAAGAGATTGAAAAATTCTTTGAGACCATGCCAAAACTTCGTCATGTAATTCCAGTGAAAAATCCAAACACTGGTGTTGAAAGTGAGATAGTAATGGAGGGACTTTCATCTTTTTTCGCCTAGCTATGACGCATGAAAGTCTTGCGTCATATTATAAGATGACATTTGCCTTGATGCAGCATCATAAATATTCATTAACAGAATTAGAAAATATGATACCTTGGGAAAGAGAAGTTTACGTTACTCTTCTCCAACAATACATTGAGGAAGAAAATTTAAAGAACGGTAATGGCATCTAACGTAACACCAGTAACAAGATCTCCACTATCAGCAGAATCTAGGCAATCATTTTCTGGTGTTTCTGGTGCTGCTAGTACCCCTATTCAACCTATTGCACCTCCACAACCGACTGTGATGGACGTGCAAACGTTGCAACTAACACAACAAAACCAACAAAATTTATTAGGTCTTCAAACAGGTCTCAATGAAATACGGCAGAATATTGCAGTACTAAATTCTGGATTGCAAAATATTTCCGTATTATTGCAGAATGATATTTCAAATGATCAGAGAATTTTATTAGCAGAACAAGAACGGGAAAGAAGATTATCTGAGCAAGGTGTAAGAGCAGGTGATGAGAAAGTAGTAGAAAGTAAAATAAATCGGGCATTTATTCTTGCATCTGCTCCCGTTGCAAGAAGAACTACAAATTTATTTGATAGGATAGCGCAATCGTTACTATACTTATTCAGTGGATGGTTAATGAATAAGTATGGTGAATTAATTGAAGCAAGAGGAAAAGGTAATGTTGATTTAGTACAACAGATTAAGAATTCAATTCTAACGGGTGTTAGAAATGCTACTAATGTCCTACTTCTTCTTAATGGTGGAATACAAAATATTGTTAGGAGTATAGGATCACTTTCTAAGTTTGTTCTTGATCTATTAATTAGAAAACCATTTCAGGGATTGAAGTCACTATTTCAAGGTGCTTCTGCGGCTAAAAATCTCCCTGGTAAACCTCCAAAAACACCTGGTGCTCCAGGATTTATTGGAAGTGTATTGACTGCTCTTGGTGTTGGTCTTGAAGCAATGGAAGGAAATTATACTGAAGCAATACTTGGTGCAGTTTCTCTAACTCCCATGGGAAGAATTGCTAGGTTAGCAGGACTAATATACAATGCAGAGCAATTACTTGATTTGATTGGTAAGGGTGTTATTGATGAAAAGGATAAATCTGAAGGTGAGAAAGAACCTAAGGAACCATCAAAACCTGCAAATGGAGATTCATCACCAGAAATTCAAGGACAAGGAAGTGATAATGAAACTGGTGTAGAACCAAATACATCCAATGGTAACATACCAGATGCCAGTGAATCTGAAAATTCTGGTGGTAATACCACACCTTCTCCATCAACATCTGGAACACCTTTGGATGATATAACTAATACTTTTAATGAATGGTGGAGAAGAACGCAAGAAAATTTAGGAATATCTGATCCTCAATCCTCAGCACAACCACAAACACCTGTTGTTCCTACTAGTACAACATCTAGCAGTTCACCTGCAACACCTGTTGTTCCTACTAGTACAACATCTAGCAGTTCACCTGCAACACCTCCTGTAACAGGAAGAGATGCACTGATGGATACAAAACGTAATAGTCGTTCAAATAATTATAACTCTACAAATATAGCACAAAATACAAATACTGAAGCACAAGATCCCATAATCCCAGTTCATATGGGAGATACAGCAACTGAAGATTTAGAAGTCGGACAAACAAATAATGAACTTGAACGTTTAGCGAAAGAAGAGAGAAATATAAATGCAGATCCTATCATTAGTGCAAATCCAGAATCTAAAAAAACAACACAACAACCTGTGCAGAAATTACCAGATCCCAAACCAACCATTATAACCAACAATTCTCAAACATCAAGTCCTTCTCCAATTAATGTTGATTCTGATAAGAGTATGACAAAAATTCCTATGATCGCTTCTTCAAATCCAGAAAATTTTTATACATTATATTCATTACATGCATACAACGTAGTAGTGTAACATGGCAATTCCAACCTCAGTACTAAGACCTCAAACAGAAGGAATTTATACCGCAAGAGAATCTATCAGGCAGATAGCAAAGGATACTAGTGCTACTCAGATTTCTGTTGATAGTATTTCAAGAATCATAAAAGGTGGTACAAAGGAAAAAACTGCTCTTGCGAAGAGATCTAGACTTTTTAAAAATAGAAGAGAAGAAGCAAAAAGAAGAGGTGCAAATGAAGCTAAGATAGAAGCATCTTCAATAAAACCTGGAAACCTCATTCCAGGTCAAAAAGTGATGGCAAATGCTGGTGGATCTTTTATTGATAGGATTTTGGGATTTATTGGTTGGACTAGTCTTGGGTGGTTGATTCAAAACTTACCAACTTGGATTCAGAAAGGTGAAGAATTCCTGGAAAGGGTTAATTTTGTTCATAATGTTCTGAAAGACATGCCAAACAGAATATTTAATGTGTTTGGTGACTTTGGTAATATATTAAAAGGTCTTATTGAAAATGCATCTAAATTTGATTTTTTAGACGAGTCGGGGAAAGTTAGAAATGCAACAGAAGAACTTAAAGAATCATTTGATAAACTTAAAACTGATTTGGAAGATGCTTTTGCAGTTGTAACTGGACAACCAATACCAGAAAGAGAAGAAGAACCATCTCCTGGAGGAGGATCTCCATCTCCTGGAGGAGGATCGACATATACATCTACTGGTGGAGAAAAATTAGATCCCGCAAATAGGGATTATGGTGAATATAGACCTGGTGCTTTTGGAACTAGGGGAAAATCTAGAGTGCATGGAAAGGGTGGAGAAAGAGGACATACTGGTGAAGACTTCCCATTACCTGAAGGAACACCAATAACTTTAGTTTCTAACGGAACAGTTGTTGATGTTGGAATAATGGGAGATTCTAGAGATCCTGATGGAACAAATGGTGGTTATGGCAATTTTGTTGTAATTCAATTGGAAGATGGAACCTTTGTTAAATTGGCGCATATGAAGTCAATTAGTGTTAAGAAAGGTGATAAAGTTGGTGCAGGTACGGGATCTGATGGTAATGCAAAAGTTGTAGGTTTTAGTGGAAGTACTGGTCTATCTACTGGACCACATTTACACCTAGATCATGCAACAGGATATAATCCTGCATCTGCTAGTGTATCTGGAACAATGGATCCTATGGGATTAGTTGACGCTGGACTGATTGTAAAGGGTGGTAATGTAAAAGCAACTAAAACAGAGTCTGAACCAGATCCGCCACAACCACAATCGCAACCGTCAGGTCCATCAATACCTGATGTATTGAATGAATGGTGGAGAAGAACGCAAGAAAATCTGGGAATAACAGATCCTCAAACATCTGCGAAACCACAAACTCCAGTTTTACCATCTTCAGGAAGATATAACTTAGCACAACTAATGCAGTTATCAAAATCTGTAGGATTTAATGATGATCAAGCGATCAAGATGGCAGCAATTGCTATGGCAGAATCTGGTGGTGATCCTAGAAATGATACAATTAAATCTGGATTATATAAGCAAAGCGGAGAGACATCATATGGATTGTGGCAAATCAATATGACTGGTCCTTATAGACAAGAAAGACTTGGTTGGTTTGGGATTAATAGTGTTGATAAACTTTATGATCCTATAACGAACGCAAAGGCAGCGAAAATAGTATATGACAAACAAGGGTTTGGTGCATGGAGTGTATATGGTGGACAAGAATATGAAGGTTATTTAAAAGACGCCAGATCTGTTGCACCATCTATATTATCCTCTTCAAATCAAAATACTGAAGCAAATAAAATTGCATCTGTAACAGAAGAACGAAAAGGTCAAACAGTTGTTGTAAACAATTCTCAGTCTCAACCTCAATTGCCTCAACCATCACAAGGAAGTTCTCCAGATAACTCCACCAGTTATTCGGGTGATGTTGCTATGTTAAATAGTGTTATTAAACAAAAAATTCTACTAGAACTTAGTTACGTATAATGGATGCAACTAATAAGTCATTATATGATGAGTTAATTATAGAATCTAATGATCAACTTAGGTCTGTAGATTTAAAAGGTGGAGCATTAATTTTTCAATATTTTGAAGATATTTTTTCTCCAGTAATTACTGCAAAATTGAAGGTAAATAACACCGCAGAAACTATTGAAAAGGATGGCGTTCTGCAAAGCATCTATAATGGTTTGCCTTTAAGAGGTGGCGAAAGATTATCACTAAGAATTAAGGCAAATACTGATTCAAATATAGACCTAGATTTTGCATCTAGAGTTGAGGATTACTTTTATGTTTCTTCTATAAGTAATGTCGAAAAAACACAAGATGGAGAATCATTTACATTACAATTAGTTTCAAGAGAGGCGATTACTAATGAAGTAACTAGAGTTGTAAAGAAATATCCAAAGGCAAAAAGTATTTCTGATCATGTAAAAAGTATTCTTACAGAAATTATACAAACAAATAAAATTGGAACCATTGATAAAACATCAAATAATTATGGTTTTATCGGTAATATGAAAAAACCTTTTACAGTATTAACATCTTTAGCATCAAAAGGTGTTCCTTCAATTTCAAAAGATGGAACAGCGGGATTTTTATTTTATCAAACTAAAAATGGATTTCAGTTTAGATCAGTTGATGAATTAAATAAGCAAGATGCAAAAGCATTGTACAAATATACTGAAGTAAATGAAACTTACAATTCTGATGGAAATAAAAGAAATAATAATTTTAGAATTTTAGATTATTATATTGATAGAAATTCTGATCTTCTTGTTAAGTTGAGAATGGGAACATATGCTTCTAGAAGAATATATTTTAATCCATTAGATTTTTCATTTAGTTCTTTGCAGCAAGGAGTATTTAAATCATCCGATTATCTCAAAAACACAGAAAATTTAGGTCAAGAACTTGAGTTGCCAAAGATGAGTGAAGGATCCGATAAAACTTTGGGAGATTATCCTTCAAGAATTATTACTAGCATCTTAGATATCGGTACTATGGAAAAAGGAGTGACAACATCAGAAAATTCTGACCAGAGTAAATATCAGTCTCAAGCACTAATGAGATATAATACAATGCTAACTCAGACAATATCTATGACAATACCTTTAAATAGTAATTTAAATGCTGGAGATTTGATTGAGTGCGAATTTCCAAGATCAAGTCCATCTGAAGAAAATGAATATGATCCCGCCACAAGTGGACTATATATGATAAAGGAATTATGCCATCATTATGATACATTGAATTCATATACTAAATTAAAACTTATTAGAGATAGTTTTGGTACGAAAAAGAAATGATAGAAGAATCTATTTTTAAAAGTAATTTTTTAGGAAGGGATGGATTTAGGTGGTGGATTGGACAAGTTCCGCCTATTGGATCGCAAGGTGGTCAAGTAAATGGTGAGGGATGGGGAAATAGGTTAAAAGTAAGAATTTTAGGATATCATCCAGAAAATTTGACGGAACTTTCTGATGAAGATTTGCCGTGGGCACAAGTTATGCTGCCAACTACAAGTGGTAGTGGAGCTAGCAATTATGCAGTAAATCCTAAAATTAGACCTGGAGATACTGTTTTAGGATTTTTTTTGGATGGTGACAATGCACAAATTCCAATTATTATGGGATGTTTTGGTAGAACAGGTGAAGTTCCTTCCACGGAGTATTCAAAACCATTTGTACCTTTTACTGGATACACAACTAGAGTTAAAAAACCGAATGGAACTTTAAATCCTTCAGAAGCAAGTGAAGGAAGCACAAAGGCACAAAAATCACCAAGAAGAGTTCCTACAGATACTGTAGATAAATTAAATAATGAGAGTGAAGATAAGGATGAAATTAGTTATAGTACTGCCATAGGTAAAAAAATAGTTCTAGCAAATTCTAGTGATGATAATACTGTAAAGGGTATTGAAGCAGAAACTTATAATTTAATTAAAAAAGTAAATGATCCTTATAATAAAATTTTAAATAAGGTTGCTGAAGTCAGTAGATCTACAGATAAAATAATTGGAATATGTGAAGGAATTGTTGGGCAATGCACTGATGCTCTTTATACAGGACTAATACCCATATTAAAAATAGGACTTGAGGCACTTTATAGGGCAGTATATGCTGCAGTTCTTGCTGCAACAGGAAACCCAGCTGCGGCCCATCTTGCAGGTGTGCTTGCTCAAAAAGCAATGGTAATTCCTGTTAGAGCACTACAATCTATGATTCCAAAAATACCTGGAATGGTAATAAATACAATGTTTGGTACAGTTCAAAGTTTGCTAACAGATGTTGTTAATAATGTAAAAAGACCATCAGAATGTGTATCAAGACAATTTTCTGCATCTGTGATAAATGAAATATTGAGGAAAATACAATCGGGTCTTTCCGGTGTTTTGGGTGGAGTTAATAAAATACTATCTGCAGGATTTAACGTTATTGATTTTCTTACGAGTGGTGTTGCAGCAATTAAGGGTATTAGTGGTCTATTTGACTTGAATCAAAATAAAAACAAATCTTTTGATAATACTGATGTGTGGAAAATTGGTATTGGACCAGACATAATTGCTGATAAAATATTAGATTTTAAAGAAATATTAGATAATATGCAAAGAGCGGATGCTACTAGAAAAAATCTATCTGATGAAGTCAAAGGTGGTATAGAAGGAGTAAAAGTTGGATTTGATATTTTTTCAAACCTAACAACTCAAACTAGTAGTGGATGTTATACAGGACCAATCACTTCATTTCCAGATTCACCAAGATTAAAATTCTTTGGTGGTATGGGAGATGGTGTTGAAGCAGACGCTGTTATGGGAGAGTTTGAGAGAGATGATAACGGTAACATTATTAGTGGTGGAATAATTGGTGCAATTCTTAAAAACAAAGGTAAAAATTATAAATATCCACCATTTGTAGATGTTTTTGATAGTTCTGAAAGGGGATATGGTGCTATTCTTAGATCTACAATTAATGAGAAGGGGGAAGTTAATGGAGTTTATGTAGTTTCTCCTGGAGAAAATTATCCAGTAGCAAATCCTAATGTAAATATTTCAACTCCTAATGCAGAATCGATTCCTGCAGAAGTTCCAAATTATGTTTCTGATGTGATTATTCAATCCACAGGTTTTGGATATTCCCCCAATGATATTGCTATTGATGATTTTGGAAATGAATATGTGATATTAGTAGATGGTGATGGTTCTATAATTGATGTTCGAATAACCTCTCCACCTGATGATCCAGGTGATCCAGGTGATCCAGGTGATCCAGAATCTCCTGATGTTCCAAGTTTTCCAGAAAATCTTGACATTGTTACAATTAGTACTCCAGAGACAATACTAAATAAGTATAAAGTTGTCCAAGATCTACCAACGATTACTATAAGGACAAGTACGGGATCAGGTGCTATTTTAAGACCAGTATTATCTAAGATACCATTTAATAGAGAACTTTTATTGGGTCCTGATGGCCAAATAAGTCAAGAAAAACTGAGGCAAATACAAACTATAAAGTCAGTAATAGATTGTGTAGAATAAAATGGGAAAGTCAAAATACAATTGGGAAGGAAGAGATATCTTATCGCTAGGGAGTAAGGTTAGATTTGACACCAATAACCCTCAAATGGGGGCAAATGGATCTGATGTTTATGATGTTTATGGTGTAACTGAAGAAAATAATCAATGTGTAGTCGGATTAAGTGAAGGTGGAAGATTTAGTGTTTATAATGATAGAGATATTGAAATTGTTGGAGGAAATAAAGATTCATCGGAAGGTGTTGATGTTATAATTACTGGAATGAGTGGTGATGTTACAATTACTGCAATGAGGAATGGTGCCGTAAAAATCAAAGGAAAAAATATTGTAATTGAGGCAGATGAAGATGTTGATATTAAAGCGGGAAGAAATATAAATCTAAATGCAAAGCAAAGAGTTTTGTTGAAGGCGACTCGTTGTGATGCAAAGGGTCTCTTGGGAAATTTGATTCCGGATAAAAAGAAATTTGGACCTCAGGTTTTTGAAGGAAGTTTTGTTGGATTTGATTTTTTATCTTCAATGGGTATGATACCTCTTGGATTACCCAATGTTTTGGGAACAGCGAGTGATATTGCTATGGGTGCTTTTAGTGGTGCCGCAAGCGGTGGAATTGGTGGTATTGTTCAGGGTGCAGCAAATCTTGCTACAAACAATCTTACAAAAAATCTACCAATTGACAAAGTTGCAGATGTTGCAATTCATGCAATGCAAGATCCTGTAACAGCAGCAGTATCTTCAGGAAATATTATAACAGATGTTGGCGAAAATCCTGGTTATGGAAGTTTTGGAGAATCTATTGACAATGAAGTGGGAGAAATTTCTAAATTAGCAAATGAAGGTCTTGATATTGATGATGATACATTTATAGATGGTGGAAAAGAAAGATCAGTTAATGATATATTAAACGATACATTGGAGTTGTCTTGATATGGCAGAAATACCTGATCCTAAAAATTCTAATATAATTGGGAAGAAATCCTACTTTAATAAAAAGACTGTATTTTATGGTGGTATTGAAGTTTTTGGTGATGCAATTATTGGAGAAACGGGACAAAAGTTTGGTACTGGATCTGGTACTGGATCTGGTACTGGTACTGGTACTGGTATTCAAGGTGTTCAGGGTGCACTAAGTAATTTTCAAGGTACTCAAGGTACTCAAGGTCTTCAAGGTCTTCAAGGTGTTGGATCTCAAGGTGCTCAAGGTGTTCAGGGTCCGCTGAGTGATTTTCAAGGAACACAGGGTGCACTAAGTAATTTTCAAGGCACTCAAGGTGTTCAAGGCAATCAAGGTCTTCAAGGTACTCAAGGTATTCAAGGTACTCAAGGTGCTCAAGGACTTCAGGGCAACCAAGGTCTTCAAGGTTTACAAGGATTAAGTAATCAAGGTACTCAAGGTACTCAAGGTCTTCAAGGTACTCAAGGACTTCAAGGATTACAAGGATTAAGTAATCAAGGTACTCAAGGTCTTCAAGGACTTCAAGGTAATCAAGGTCTTCAAGGTCTTCAAGGTAATCAAGGTCTTCAGGGTGCACTAAGTAATTTTCAAGGCACTCAAGGATTACAAGGCAATCAAGGATTACAAGGTACTCAAGGATTACAAGGTACTCAAGGATTACAAGGCAATCAAGGTAATCAAGGAACGCAAGGTAATCAAGGAACTCAAGGTAATCAAGGAACTCAAGGTAATCAGGGTCTTCAAGGTAATCAAGGTAATCAGGGTCTTCAGGGTGCACTAAGTAATTTTCAAGGTACTCAAGGTAATCAAGGTCTTCAAGGTAACCAAGGCAATCAAGGTCTTCAAGGCAATCAAGGCAATCAAGGTCTTCAAGGTAACCAAGGTCTTCAAGGTACTCAAGGTCTTCAAGGTCTTCAAGGTACTCAAGGTCTTCAAGGTTTTCAAGGTACTCAAGGTCTTCAAGGACTTCAAGGTGTTGAAGGTGATCAAGGTACTCAAGGTCTTCAAGGTCTTCAAGGTATTCAAGGTTCTCAAGGTCTTCAAGGTTCTCAAGGTCTTCAGGGTGCACTAAGTAATTTTCAAGGTACTCAAGGTAATCAAGGTCTTCAGGGTGCACTAAGTAATTTTCAAGGTACTCAAGGTTCTCAAGGTTCTCAAGGTATTCAAGGTTCTCAAGGTATTCAAGGCACTCAAGGTATTCAAGGCACTCAAGGTATTCAAGGCTCTCAAGGTACTCAAGGTCTTCAAGGTAATCAAGGTAATCAGGGTCTTCAAGGTTCTCAAGGTGTTCAAGGATTAAGTAATCAAGGCACCCAAGGTAATCAAGGTCTTCAAGGTAATCAAGGTCTTCAAGGTACTCAAGGTCTTCAAGGTACTCAAGGTCTTCAAGGTACTCAAGGTCTTCAGGGAATTAAAGGTGCTGGTGCAGATATATTCATTGATGATAACAATCAACTTAATGAATTAATATATGTTGGTTTATCTACAATTATAAGCACAGATGCCACATTAGGGATAAGTTCGATAAATGTTGCCTCAGAAAAATTAGTATTCGTACCTTCATCGGGTAGTCTTGGAGTTGGTACATCTGCAATTGCAACAGTTGATGGTAATAATGTTACTCTAACTGTTAGTGGTATTGCAACTGCAGATTCATATTATGGTGATGGTGTAAATCTTGTTGGAATTGTTACTCAAATAGTTCCTGGTATTGGTATTGATCTTGATCCTGTTGGAGGAAAGGGAAGAGTTACAGTCACTTCATATAAACCAGTCGGAAAAACTATATTTGTTTCTCAGACTGGAGATGACACAAACACTGGATTGAGTGAAAATCATCCAAAGAGAACAATCAAAAATGCTGCAGGAATTGCAAGTACTGGTGATACTGTAAAAGTATTCCCAGGTGTTTATGTAGAAAATAATCCAATTATCATTAAAGAAAAAGTTGCTGTAGAAGGAACTGAACTTAGAAATTGTATTGTAACCCCACAAAATACAGGATCTGATTTATTCCATGTCAACAATGGATGTCATGTTACTGATTTAAGTTTTATCGGATCAGATTCTACGAATGGTGCATCAGTCATTGCATTCCAACCTTTAGCCGGAGTTTCTTCCGATCGCTTCTTTGATGGTGCAAGAATGATTCGCACAAATCTTGATTTTATTTCTAAACAAGCAGTTGGATACCTAACCAGCACCGATTACAAAAATCCAGCATTTACACTTGATAGTTCTGGTATTGATTTGAGAGTTGCTGATATTAGAAATGCATTTAAGGCAGTTTGCTTTGATATTACGAGAGGAGGAAATTCTAAGTGTGTTACACTCGGAAAATCATACTATGATGGATCAACTTTATTGTATATTACTGGACAAGATGATGGTGAAAACTACACTTTAAAGGATGGAACAATTGATGCAATGAAGTATGCGGTAGGAATTGCAAATTCATGTATTAATAATCAATCATGGCAATCTACTGGATCTGATACCACTACTGTAAATAATTTGAATCTTTACTCAACTGAAATAACACAAATTAAAGATTTATCAATACATAATGATTATGATGATAGTCCTTGTGCAAATGTATTGTCTGCGGTTAATACATGTATTGGAATTGTTACTAGTATTATTCAATATGGTACAAATCCTTTAGGAACTGAAAGTGATCCAGGTATTACAACTACAGTTCCTTCAGATTATGATGGTCAATCAAGTAATAATTTTTCAGGAACTAAAATTGGTGGAGATACATATTCTGCAGGTGTTGGTACAATCACTCAGGGACCTTATGTAAGAAACTGCACCAATTTTATTGGTAAGAGTATTGGAATGAAAGTTGATGGTTTCCATGCAGAACCTGGAGACCAAGAAGATACTGGTATTACTGGATCAATGTCAGTTGACTCTTATACTCAATACAATCAAAATGGTGTTGGAGTTTCAATTACTAATGGGGCATATGCTCAGTTAGTCTCCATATTTACCATTTGCAATGACATTGGACACTGGACTTCGGGTGGTGGACAATGTGACATTACAAACTCCAACTGTTCTTTTGGCAACAAAGCACTTGTTTCTGACGGTATCGGTGACCAAACTTCAAGATCAATTTATCGGTATACTGGAGAAGTTGTTTCTGAGGTTGATGTTGATGGAGATAATCCAGATACTATTGAAGTTTCTGGTGTTGGAAACATAAGACCATATGATGGTCAAGCAATATATTTTGATAAGTTATACTACGAAGTTCAAAAAATAGAAGTTACTAATGGTGGTTCTGGATATGATTCTACAAATCCACCACTTATAACGATTGAAGATCCAACTGGTCCAAATGGAATTACTGCAGAAGTATCTGTCAATGTAAATTCTGATGGTGAAATAACTTCAATCGATGTTGTTAATACGGGATCACAATATGAAAGTGTGCCAACAAACAATTCAATTGTTCATAATGGTGGTTCTAATTTAACATTTGATGTTGTATTATATCCAATTTATTATGGATTGGAAAGTGCAACAAAACCAACGAGTGATGGAAAAACTACAATTGTTTTGCAACAGAATCTAAATAATACTGTGAGTGCTGGAAGCACAGTTTACTTTAGTAGAGCAAGTTTGCAACTTGCAACTACCATTTCTTTGGAATGGGTAGGTAGTGGAACAGATATAAATTCTGCAAGACCTGGTCTTGGTGGTGTTGCAATTTTAGATAATGAATTTGTAAGGCAGAATGGAGGTATAATTATATTTACTGGAACTAATCAATCAGGAGATTTTAAAATTGGTCCTGATGTGACAATTAATCAGTTAACAGGAACAATTTCCGGAAGAGCATTCAATCAAAGTCTGTTAAATACAGTAACACCCTTAATCATAGCATTAGGATAAGATGGCACAGATACCCCTTAATCGATTTAAAACGATAAGACATGAATTGACTACAGAAAATGTTGGTATTTACACTTGTCCTACTGGAGTTGCGACCATTGTTGTTTTGAGTCAAGTAACAAATACTTCAACTGGTATTGTATCCGTAAGTGCTTATCATTCTAGAACTGCTGGTGATGTTTCAATAGCAAATAGTATTTCTATACCACCTAATGATTCGTTTAGTGTAGTTGGTGATGGAAGATTGGTTTTAGAAACTAATGATGCATTTAAAATAAAGTCTAGCGAAAATGATAAATTAAATATAGTATTAAGTATTCTCGAAACCGCTAAGCAGTGATAATCATATATGGCACAATATAATTCGGGAAGAAAAAAAAGATTTGGTCAAACGGAAATTACTGCTGATAGGTATGATTTTCTTGGACTAGAGCAGGCAGAACCTGATCTTGGAGATCCTAAGGTTGGTGTTGGTTCTACTGGTGCAAATCCAAGACCAACAGACGGACAAACTTATGTTCTTACTGCAGTAGATGGTTATATAGGAAAACGATATTGGGCACCTGTTGAGGTAGCGGAGGATGATATTACCGTTAGAGGTCCTCAAGGTACTCAAGGTGCTCAAGGTACTCAAGGTGCTCAAGGTCTTCAGGGTGCAAGAGGACTTGATGGTGTTGGAAGTGATGGATCTGATGGTAAGAAAGGTGGTTTATATTTTGATTTTTCATCCGCAGTTAATGATGGCACTAGTGATCCAACATCTGGAAAGTTTGAATTTGATAATGGCACATTTACCAGCATAACAAAATTATCAATATCTGATGATACTGTTGAGGGAACAGATATTTCAGCATTTATTGCTACTTGGGATGATTCAACGTCTTCAAATATTCGTGGGCATGTTGTAATTCAAGGATCTGCATCGGACGATTCTACATATGCAATCTTTGCGATTAATGGATCAATTACGGATGAAAATGGATGGTCTGTTCTCAGTGTTTCTCCAGTTGCTGGAGAACTTCCAAGTAATGGTGAAGAATGTGCTATAAATTTTTCAAGAACAGGTAATCAAGGTGTTCAAGGACTTCAAGGGATTCAAGGGTCTCAAGGTCTTCAAGGTTCTCAAGGTCTTCAAGGTAATCAAGGTGTGCAAGGTTTATCCGGACAACCTTTTTCTTGGACAAGAAAGAAAGAAAACTATACTATGGTTGACGGTGACCAGATTATTGCAGACACTACTGATGGTTCATTTACACTAACTTTACCAGCTTCTCCATCTAATGGTGCAATTGTAAGAATTGCAGACGGTGGAGATTGGGGAGCAAATAATTTAACAATTGCTAGAAATAGTTCTAAAATAGAACTTTATGAAGAAAATTTGATAGTTGATATTGGAAATACAATTTTAGACATTATCTATGAGAGTGAATTTGGTGAAAATCCTGATAATTCAACTTGGCACGTTTTTTCAAATCTTGGATCTCAGGGTATTCAAGGTCTTCAAGGTAATCAAGGTCTTCAAGGTAATCAAGGTAATCAAGGTCTTCAAGGTAATCAAGGTTTACAAGGATTAAGTAATCAAGGCACCCAAGGTCTTCAAGGACTTCAAGGTAATCAAGGTACTCAAGGACTTCAAGGATTACAAGGATTAAGTAATCAAGGTACTCAAGGTCTTCAAGGTCTTCAAGGTGTTGAAGGTGATCAAGGTACTCAAGGTCTTCAAGGTAATCAAGGTCTTCAAGGTAATCAAGGTTTACAAGGATTAAGTAATCAAGGCACCCAAGGTACTCAAGGTCTTCAAGGTAATCAAGGTCTTCAAGGTAATCAAGGTTTACAAGGATTGAGCAATCAAGGTACTCAAGGTAATCAAGGTCTTCAAGGTAATCAAGGTCTTCAAGGTAATCAAGGTCTTCAAGGTTTACAAGGAACATTAAATGCATCTACAATAGCACTTGCACTTTTTGATCCAGATCTTCCTGGTGATTTTAGTCTTTCTCAAACAAGTATAGTTGAGTCTAATAATGTTACTATCAATAATTCCACTTATAATTTGTCAACTATTGACGGTGCGGATGATGTAGGAATTTTAGCGGGATCTAAGATATTTTTATTTAATGCTAGTGGTTCTTCGACAAGAATTATAAGAGCAAAAAAAAGATATTATCTTAGATATGTTGATTATTTTTATGTTGCTATATCTTCAGGAAAGACTGGCACTTGGGGAAATACTGTCGATGACGAAACTTATGAAAAATTGCGATTGGAGTATAGTGAAGATAATAATACTTGGTATACTAGGTACATATGGGATCCAGCTCAGAATGGAACACCTACAAACCAATCTTTAATAACAAGAAATCCGGATGAAACAGAGTTTAATAATGGGATACTCACATTGGCAAGGTTTAAAATTCAAGATGTTGCAGGAAAATGGAGAATATACAAGGTACCAGTTTCAGATTCATTAAGAGATTTTAGTGGAGTATATTTAAGATTTATACAAGAAAACGCTGAAAATCAAGAAGATAATTGGGCAATAGGTGCTGTTTTAACATCAATTAAAGGTTATCAAGGCATTCAAGGTATTCAAGGTGCTCAAGGTCTTCAGGGACTTCAAGGATCGCTAAGTAATTTTCAAGGTACTCAAGGTAATCAAGGTCTTCAAGGTCTTCAAGGTAATCAAGGTCTTCAAGGTAATCAAGGTAATCAAGGTGCTCAAGGTGCTCAAGGTTTACAAGGATTAAGTCATCAAGGTACTCAAGGTCTTCAGGGTGCACTAAGTAATTTTCAAGGTACTCAAGGTCTTCAAGGACTAAAAGGAGATCAAGAAATACCTCTTAGTGCTAAAAGTGCTGCATATGATATACAACCAACTGATTTTGGAAAATGTATATCAACTACTAACGATGTTAGTGTAACCCCATCGCCTTCAGGTACAAATTTTTCTCCAGGACAAAATGTTGTAGTTTATAATAGTGGTAGCAATTCTATTAGTATTATACAAGGAAATTCAGTTGTTTTAAGATCTGCAGGAACAATTCTAACTGGAAATAGAACATTGTCTGGTTATGGCGTTGCCACTATTCTTTGTGTTGCTTCTGATACTTATGTAGTTACAGGAGTGGGATTGGCATAAAATGTTATTTGCAGAAATACTAAGTTACGGAGAAAAAATCTATACAATATCAACAAATCAAGAAAACTTTAATTTAGAAACATTTTTAACAACATCAGAATTCCAAAGTCCCATTTCAAAAAAAATAATTATAGAATCTAATGTTGTCATTGGATCAACTTCATACACAACACCTGCATTCAAAATACCCACTGGATGTGGTTCAGCAATCACAATTATCAATTATGGAAAAATATATGGTGCAAAAGGATTGGGTAGTGTATTTAATACTTCTGATGCAACTGATGGTGGCGATGCTTTTTTGGTGGAAAGTGGCAATGTGCGTATCATTAACGAAAGCACTGGACACATTTATGGTGGAGGTGGTGGAGGCGGTGCAGGGTTAAAAGGAGCAGATGGTATTAATGCCACAGCTTCCAATGAAAAAGTTATATCATCACTAACTGCCAATAATTCAAAAATACAAACTTTTAGAGATTTTATCGGTGGGTTAGGTGGTAATGGTGGTAATGGTGGTGATGGCGCTGGTTATGATTCATCAGATATAGTTGATTATTTGTCTGATAGACAACTTGGAGCAGAAGGTGCAGATGGTGCGGATGCAACTCCAAATGATTTTACCAGACAAGTAAAATATACCGCAAATGGAGAATATGATAAGGTTGGATTGACGAGTCTGTATATTCCTAGGGTTGTTTATGATACTGCTGCTCAGATAAATTCCTCAACAACTTCAGTTGTAATTGATGCAACCACTAGTAATAATATTAATTCCTTTTTAGATGCTCTTTATATTGGTAGTGGGTTTAAGAACATTCTCATGAAATTAAGAGCATGTAAAATTAGTAATGCAAATATTGCATATGCTGTATCCAGTACTCTGACAATAGATGGTCCACAAAATGTGGAGGGCTTCCGACAGAGCGGTGATGGATTTGTTAACACTTTAACAATTTCATCAAGTCAAACTACGGTTTTTGATCCAAATCAGGCATCAGTGGTCAATACTCTTAATACGAGTGCTAATGGTCCTAGCGAACCCACAGATGCAAATTATATTACATTTACCCAGAAAAATTCTTCAAGTATTACTAGAACCCTTTCCTTTAATGATTCAGTAACTGACGGTTCACCATCCGGGTGTGATGGAAGTGCTGGTAGCAATGGCGGTAATGGTGGTGAGATGGGTAGTAATGGGAATAATGGTGGCAATGGTGGCAATGGTGGTGCTGGTGGTGCTGCCGGAAAATCTGTAAGTGTTACTGGTGGAACTTTTCAATTGCTACAAAACAACGGAGACATTAAAGGATCTTACAGTTGACATTTCTTAAAAGGTGTGCTATACTACCCAAGTAGTCACAATACTTGAATGACCGAAGAAGATTATCTGACTCGTTGTGTCGTTGATCCAATGTCACGAACTTTTTACCTTTATTCTAGTGAAGGTAACACTCAAGTTGTAGAGTGTGATAGTATCGAACAATTTATGGATGTTTTGGAAATTACCAAAATGCTTCTTGATGATACTGACTGCCTTGCTTATTCTAACCCTCTAATGTAATATGGATGTTTTTACTTTGAAAGAATGGGAAGAGAACTTTGATGAACTCTTTAAGAGGGTTGAAGAAGGAGAAACCATTGGAATTATGAGGGAAGATGGACAGGCAGCAGTAATGATGCCTGCTGATGACGATCTATTAAAGATGTACATCGAAGACAACCACGAAGGACCTTGACAAACCACTGCTTTTACCTTATAATTACTACAGCGAGGACTTGAGACGTTCCAACCAAAGGTGCCCAGCGGTTCGGATATACCGAAACCCTGTAGTTGGGAAATAACTCCCTTTGGATATTCGGGGTGGTTCCCGTCTTACTCCGATGTGAAACTGTCAGTATATTGGGTGTAGCGCCCACATAGTATACGGATAAGTCCATCGTCATGGGACTATCGCATATTGGTTAATGCCCACTGCTTATAACGGTGTGAACTGGGTTCAATTCCCAGTAGTCCTATTTCTAAATAAAGGAAAAACCAATGTCCTTTAAGTATAAGATCACATCTTCCTTTCATTGGTACAATAATGAAAGTATTGTGGTAAAGATGTATTTTATAAATGGAATTCCATTTACATTTGATGAACTACCAGATGGACACCTCTATGATAGAGAGTTATGTGAAGAAGCAAATAAGAATAGATCTTATGAGATAGAAGATTTATATAAACTTTCTCTTTATTTGATAGATGAAGAGGTGCATCCATGTTTGTTTATGGTGGACTTGGAGAATCCAGAAGATATGCCTGATGAGGAATATATTTTTTATGATGAAGAAGATTTGACATCATAAATAAAACATAGAAATACTTCGTCAAGCATAGTCAGATGCCTCTTAATAAGTTAGATAATTTTATTAAAAATACTGAAGGTAGAATTCTTTATGTGAATCCAAGTGATCTTGATTCCACAGATTCGATAACTAATGAAGGAAATTCTCTTGCAAAACCCTTCAAAACAGTACAAAGAGCACTAATTGAAGCGGCAAGATTTTCATTTGTGCAAGGTAATAATAATGATATTACAGAAAAAACAACTATTTTATTGTTTCCAGGTGAACACACAATCGACAATAGACCTGGTTTTGCAATTTATAATAAAAATAATGCTGCAACACTAGTTTCTCCAGGTGGTGCAGAATTTACCCCAAGTTCAACAATAAGTCTCTCTTTAGATAGTAATTTTGACTTAACTCAAGAAGACAATATACTTTATAAATTTAATAGTGTAAATGGTGGAGTTATTGTACCCAGAGGAACTTCAATAGTTGGTCTTGACCTGAGGAAAACGAAAATAAGACCAAAATATGTCCCAAATCCAACTGATGATAATGTTCCTTCCAGTGCTATTTTTAGAATAACTGGTGCATGTTACTTCTGGCAGTTTTCTATTTTTGATGGTAATCCTGCATCAAAAGTATATACAGATAAAACAGTTTTTGATGAACCAAATCAATCTGCCCCAAGATTTAGTCATAATAAACTTACGGTATTTGAATATGCAGATGGTGTAAATCCAGTTAATCGTAAAGCTTATGGAAATATAAGTGACCTTGATATGTATTACTATAAGGTTGGTAATGCATATAACAATATAAGAAAAATTGAAAATAGTGATCAATTCCCACAAAATACACTATCGTTCTCAAAAAGAAGTCCGGAATGGGAAATTGTTGGAGCATTTGCTTCTGATCCTATTAACATTTCTAACATCATATCTGGAGATGGGACTACAGCAAACAGAACAGTAACAGTAACTACTTCAACAGAACATAATCTTAATGTAGGAACACCAATCATTATTAAAAATGTTTTGGTTGCCGATTACAATGTGTCTACATTTGTTCAAGATATTGTTAGTCCGACACAGTTTACTTATCTTTTAGAGACAATTCCGATCAATTTAGATGCAAGTCCACAAACGGATAATGCGACTGTAACCGTTGAAACCGATACTGTAAATGGAGCATCTCCATACATATTCAACATTTCTTTAAGATCTGTTTGGGGAATGAATGGAATGCACGCGGATGGATCTAAAGCAGATGGATTCCGTTCAATGGTCGTTGCTCAGTTTACGGCAGTATCACTTCAAAGAGATGATAGAGCTTTTGTAAAATATAATCGAACGAGTAGAATCTATGATAAAGTTGAATATGAAAGAAAATCGGCAGAAGACCTTCCAAGAGAATCAAGTTCTGGGTCACAAAATAGTGATAAGGTTTACCATTTAGATCCAGGAGCAAATTATAGACCTGGTTGGGAATCTAGTCATATTAAAGTATCTAATAGTGCATTTATTCAGGTTGTATCTGTATTTGCTATTGGATTTGCATTTCATTTTGATATGAATACTGGTGCAGACGCATCAATTACTAATTCAAACTCAAACTTCGGTCAATTTGCATTAAAATCTGAAGGATTTAGAAGTGATGTTTTTGAAAAAGATGATCATTCTTACGTAACTGGAATTATTCCCCCAAGAGCAGTTGACGATACCATTGAAGAAAATATTGAATGGTTATCACTTGATGTCGAAAAGACAAGAAATGTTGCAAATGATGAAAGACTTTATCTTTTTGGATTTACATCAAAAACTGCAGAGCCACTTGCACTTACACAAGGATTTAGAATTGGTGCAAGAGCGGGTGATAAATTATATTTGACTCATCTAGGAACTGAATATAGTGCCAAAATTAGAATGAGTACAAGTAACGGGAATGCCGAAACTTCAAATATAAAAGAATATTTAGTTACACAATTTGGCAACTCAAGTTCGATTCCTCAGCATCATTTTTTTATTGGTACTCACAAACTTCAAACTGGAGAGAAAGTTGTTGTAACTAGTAAATCTGGAAATTATCCAGAAAATCTTATTGAGCATCGTGTATATTATGCAATTACTAGAACAAATAATTCAGCAACTGAAACTGATTTGAATGATGTATACAATGCAACTGACAATCCAGATGGACTTCAGTCTGAATCATATATAAAACTTGCTGCATCGGAAACTTCTGCAAGATTGGGTGAAGGAATTAAAACTTTTGGTGGAATTGTTAATGATTTAACTATTATTAGTAGATTGTCTGAAAAAGAATCTGGAGAGGTTGCATCTCCGATACAATGGGATGTTGCTGAAGGGCAATGGTATATTACTGTTGACTCTACTGCAAATGATATCTATAGTTCATTTTTAGATACAGGTGTAGGATTTGATTCGGAAGAAGATGATGATACCAAATATTTCAAATCTAGTGATTTATCGTATATTAAAAGAATTACAGACTCAAGGTCACTAGATGAAAAATTATATAAATTAAGAGTCGTTATTCCAAAAGAGTCGCTAAATGCAAAAAATCCGGAAGTAGGATTTATAATTCAAGAATCAAGTTCTACTTTTCCAGAAGAATCAAGAGATAGGAAGTCGGCAAGTGCCAACATTTATGATAATTTTGATACTATTACATCATTATCTTTACAAAATACGAAGTATAATCGTAATCCAAAAATCATTAGAGATGCTTCTTTATCCGGAACAACATTTACATATTTAACTGAAAGACCACATGGATTGAAGGTAGGTGATATTGTAATTGTTGAGAAAGTGCAAGATGATGGTGCTAATGGAACAAGCACGGGAGAGTTTAATTTAGGATTCAATGGTTCTTTTGTTGTTACAGACATATCAAATACAGATAACCTAGAATATGCATTCAAAACGTCGTCAACAGACATTGCAGGTCTTGTTCATGAACCAGGAAATTTCCAAAATTCAGTAAACACAAGAGATACAAATCTTCCGAGAGTCACTAGAAATAATCTGAAGTCAAATTTATACATTTATAGAACGGAAGTAATTTCAGAATACATTGAAGATGAGTCTGATGGAGTTTATCATCTATATGTGTTGAATGCATCAAATGCGATTTCTAATACATTTACAGATGTTGAATTTACTCAAAATCCTGTGGATTTATATCCACAACTTGACAGGGATAATCTTGATACAAATCCTCTTTCGGCATCAACACATGCAAAATTATCACCAATTGGTGATGTGGTAACAAATGATTTAAAGAAAAGTATAACAAGAGAAACTGCAGATATCTTCTGTCAAGATTTTGGAGTTGGATATAAAATTAGTTCAGTAACTACAACCGACTCTTCGGGTACAATTACATTAGAGAAAAATCATAATCTAGATGGTCTTTGTTCTCCTGGTACAATAACCGGTGGAAGTGGTTATACTGACGGCAATTATTATAATGTAAGACTTTTATCAGGAAATTCTAGCTTTGAAGTTTCTAGATGGAATGGTGCTACATGTCAAGTACAAGTTAGTGGTAATGAAGTTACAGCGGTAAAAATTCAGTCAGGAGGTTCTGGATATTCAAGTCTTACTTATACTAATGATGAACATGATCTATTTTTTGATAATAATATCATTAGTGGTGGTAGCAATGCTAAGATCACAATTAATAAGAATGTAGATGTCGAATCTTATGTAGGTGCCGTTCTGCAAATTACTGGTGGAGGACAAACACCAGACATATACCAAAGAATTTCTTCTATTGGTAGAAAAACAATTACTTTCGACCGATTTTCAACTGAACAAGTTCCAGATAATACCCAGTATGCATTTATAACTGGACCTTCCATTTCACTTCCCAGTTCTGGTGCTACAGGATTTACGACAAGTACTGAGACAAATGTTGCAGGAACACTCACATTTGATTGTGATTCTAATCCTCATGGATTAGTTAAAGGTAATAAAATCACAGTTTCTAAGTATCTTGCCACAGTATCTAATAATGAATATATCGTAGACACTGTCATAAGTCCAACTAAATTTACAGTAAAAGCGAATAGTAACATATCAGTCAATGAAGGTTATATTTTAAAACATGGACTTTCTTCAAACGAAGGAATTTCTAATTCTGGAAATGAAAACTACGGTGCAAGAGTTGTGCCATTTTATGCAGGTGAATATTTCAAATTTGTTTCTTTTAATAGCAGCGATACTGAAATTGTATTTGCATCCTTATATACTAGTTCTACGTTGTCCCAAAGATTAAAATTAGGTGATTTAATACAGATTGATAATGAAATCATTAGAATCAGTGGTAATGTAACAGACACGACTGCAGTAGTATCCAGAGGTTATTATGGCACAAAAAAAGAGACTCATGATAGTGGTTCATTAATTAAAAAGGTAAAAAGAGTCCCAATTGAATTTAGAAGACCTGCAATTCTTCGTGCCTCTGCACATACATTTGAATATCTTGGATATGGTCCAGGAAACTATTCAACTGCATTACCTCAAGTTCAGACAAGAACACTTACTGACAGAGAAGAATTTCTTTCTCAGGCACAGGAAAGAGGTGGTGGTGCCGTAGTTTATACTGGTATGAACAATCGTGGTGATAATTACACCGGTAATACTAGAATATCTGCAACTTCTGGTGAGACTCTTTCATATGATATTCCAAAACCAACAGTTACTGGTGAAGATCCATCCAAACTGAGTGTTGCTTTTGATGAAGTAACAGTTAGTGAAAGAATTCTTGTGGAAGGTGGAACATCTGGTTTTGTGTTATCACAATTTAATGGTCCAGTTACTCTATCTCGCGATCTTAGAGTAAAAGGAAAAACTACCTTAAATAGTCAACTTAGAATTACTGATGACACTAATTCTGATGCCACAACAAGAGGTGCTCTAATTGTTAAAGGTGGTGTTGGTATTGCTAAGAATGTAAGTATCGGTGAAAGTGTGTTCCTACCTGATGAGAGTAAACTTGAATTTGGAACAAATGATGATGACATTTTAGAAATCTATTCTTCCCCTTATAACAATGGTGGGAACTCGGGATCACAAACTTATGGAGCACAAGTTATAAAATCTGCATCAACTAATAGAGTACTTCGTGTTCAGACAGATGCAGGATTTGTTGTAGAGGGAACTGATGGGCAGAATCTTATCAGAGCACTAAATCCTAAGTGGACGAACACACCTAGTGCTGGCAATAACCCTGGAGGAAAGGGATCAGTTGAACTTTATTATCTTAATGATCCGATAGGAACTGGAGATGCCAATAATAATGATGGTCTAAGACTCTATACAACTGGATACGGTGTCACGATTAATGGTGGTGTTTATGCCACTGGAGTCTCTACTTTCACTAATAATGTTCATCTTTTAGATAGTGATGAATTACACTTTGGTGGTGCTGCTGGTGATGATGGTGACTTACGGATTTATCATGATGGTACTAGTAGTTGGATTAGTGATCGGGGGGATGGTCTATTATATCTTGATACGACAGGAGGAGAGAACTCTGCCATTAGAATAATAAGTCAGGGATCTTGGGATAATGGTAAGATGGCAGGATTTAATACAGGAGGTTCTGTCGATCTTTATTATGATAATGATCTAAGACTCTCTACAACTGGATACGGTGTCACGATTAATGGTGGTGTTTATGCCACTGGAGTCTCTACTTTCACTGATAAGGTTCATCTTTTAGATAATGATAAATTACACTTTGGTGATGGTGATGATTTAGCTTTGTATCATAACGGAACTAACAGTTTCATTGATAATGATACTGGGCATCTTTTCATCCGCAATAATGTTGCTGCTGATGTTGGAGGTAATATTTACATCAGACCTCATGACAACGAAGAAGGAATAGTTATCACTCACGATGGTTCTGTCGATCTTTATTATATTAATGCCAAGAAATTTGAAACTACCAATACTGGTGTAACTATTACTGGTATTGCAACTGCAACGACATTTAGTGGATCTCTAGAAAATAATTTGACCTTGGGTGTTTCTGGTACTGGTTTATCTGGTTCAGCAACTTATAATAACTCTAGTGCCACAACATTTACGGTAACTTCTAACGCAACTTCTGAAAATACTGGAGGAACAATAGTTGCTCGTGATTCTAATGGTGGATTCTCTGCTGGAACTATCACTGCTACTTTTTCTGGCGACTTAACGGGTAATGTTGAGGGTGATCTAACGGGTAATGCCGATACTGCTACTGATGCTGATAGTGCTGATAAGATTAAAACTAAAGCACTAGGGACCAACTCTACTAATTATTTGACATTTGTTGCCAATAACAACACTAATAGTGCTGCGGAATCTCTTTATACAGATGCTGGAATTTACTATAATCCATCAACAAACAATCTTTCAGTTGCAGGTGACATTACTGCCTTTGCCTCTGATATAAGATTGAAAACTGATATTCAACCTCTCACCAGTGCTCTTGATAAGACTTTATCACTGAATGGATTTACCTACAAATTTAATGAAACTGCCAGAAAACTTGGTTTTGATACAGAAATTACATATGCAGGCGTTTCTGCTCAAGAGGTTGAAAAAGTTCTTCCTGAAGTCGTTTGTCCTGCACCTATTGATAATAAATATAAAACAGTACAATATGACAAACTTGTTCCACTTCTTATAGAGGCAATCAAGGAACTTTCCAATAAAGTCGAAATTCTTGAGCAAAAATTGGAAGATAAATAACTAAAAAATATATAAAATGGCAAATATACGCAAGTCATTTAATTTTAGAAATGGTGTAAGAGTTGATGATGATAAATTTATCATCAATGAAAATGGTTTGGTTGGAATTGGTTCTACCAAACCTACAGAAAGACTTGATGTTGTTGGTAATGTAAGAGTTCGTGGAACAATTTTTTCGGAGGGAACTACACTTAATTCCGCATCTATTGGTACTGCAAATGTATCTAATGAGATAGTACTTGGAATAACATCCATTACTAGTGGTATTATAACATCAAATACGGTTTCTGGTGTTGTAACTTACTATGGCGATGGTCAATATCTTGATAATATACCAACATCACAATGGACACTTAATGAAGATGATTATTCGATTTATAATGCTGGTAATGTTGGTATCGCAACTATAAGACCAGTATTTACTTTCCAAATTGCAGGAAATAATAAAACAAATTCAGGGAATTCTGGATTTGGTACAGAATCTGGTGGCGTTGGAATTAGTAGTGAAGGAAATATTATTGCAACAGGAATTATTACTGCATCCGAATTCTACGGAACTGGAACTAATTTAACGAGTATTGATGCATCACAGGTAAATACAAACACTTTACCTAGTAATGTATTCGGTGATATTTCTGGTGCAGGGTCTATTGACAGATCATCATTGAATATAACTGGTGTTGCGACTGTAGGTTTCATTACCGCAACAGATGTAAACGTGACCGGTGTTGCGACTGTAGGTTTCATTACCGCAACAGATGTAAACGTGACCGGTGTTGCGACTGTAGGTCTTGTTAAGGCAACAGATGCAAATATAACTGGTGTTGCGACTGTAGGTCTTGTTAAGGCAACAGATGCAAATATAACGGGTGTCGCTACTGTAGGTATTGTTAAGGCAACAGATGTAAACGTGACCGGTGT